AGCAAATAGAGCAAAATCTGAACATGATTGGGATGCTATATTCTCTATGTTACACAATATTAAAAATGAGATTAAAACATTTTTACCATACAAAGTAATTGAAATTGAAACAGCAGAAGCTGATGATATAATTGCTACACTAATAAAAAGAACAAAAAGAATTATTGCACCTGAGCATAAAAAGAATGTATTGATATTATCAGGTGATAAAGATTTTATACAGCTGCATGATAAAAATGTCAAACAATACAATCCTGTTTTAAATAAATTTGTAGGTAAAGGTGAAGAGCCAAGTCTATATATTAAAGAGCACATATTAAAAGGTGACCGAAGTGATGGTATACCAAATGTATTATCAGACGATAATGTCTTTGTTGAAGGTAGAAGGCAAAGACCTCTAAGTAAAAAAAAGATAAATAGTTGGGTAGAGGAAGTTTTTATGACCTTTACCGAAGAAGAACAAAAGAATTACGACCGAAATCGAAAACTAATTGATTTAAGTTGTATACCTCATGAACTTGAGGAGAAAATTAATAATGAGTTTTTGAATGTCAAAGTAGCAAGTAGAGATAAAATACTCGGTTACTTTATAAACAAAAAACTTAAAACTTTAATCGAAGTCATAGACGAATTTTAGACTTCGAAAGAACTGTTAAGGAGAAAACAATGGTTATAATAAGAAGAAACCCAGATGGCTCAATCGCAAGTCAAGAAGGCTTACCACAAGAGCCAACACAATCACACCCAGCATTAGCAAATAGAAGAGGAATGCAAGCAATGGCAGACGCTGGCAGAGCTGTACCGCCTCTAATGAGTGAGATTGCAACTAAAATAAACAATGCAAAAGATAAACCTAGAAAACTAAAAGTATTAAAAGACCACGATTCAGTAGCTTTAAGACAAGTTTTAAAAGGTGCTTTTGATCCAAAGATTGAATGGTTATTACCACAAGGTGATGTGCCATATGAAGTAAATGACGCTCCTGTAGGAACAGAGCATACTGTTTTACAACAAGAAGCAAAAAGATTATATCTTTTCACAAAAGGTGGCGACAATACTTTATCTAATAATAAAAGAGAAACACTTTTTATTCAAATGTTAGAAGGTCTATCTGCTGAGGAGGCAGAGTTTTTAGTAGCAGTTGTAAACAAAAAAGTCAACAACAAATACAAAGGCTTTACTGGCAATCTAGTCAAAGAAGCATTTGGTTGGAATGACGATTTTATGAAAAAAGAGTAGTTTTAACCCTCTAAAACCCTTATTTTTCAATACTTTAAGACGACTATAAAGTGTTGATTTATAAGGGTTTTTTTATGTGGAATAATCTACAAAAGCGCAGAAAACAAGGGTTTTTTAGTCCATTTTTATTGGAATAATGCTTGCAATATATGTCTTTTTAGTGTATTATATAAGTATAATAACAAAAAAGAAAGACTATATTATGAATAAACAACTACAAAAAATACTAAACAAACATCAAGAGTGGGATTCTGTCGCAACTCTTTATGAAAATATGTTTGATAAACAGATTGCTTTTTATTATACAAAAGATAATGAAGTTGCAATTATGAAAAAAATTGATATCAAACATTTACAGTTTGTTAAAAATCTTATCAAAAAATTTAAACTAAAATTAAGAATTAGATATCGTGGCCCATCCACCGATACTTATAAAAGAAATCCGTCTTTTATGCACATGAACAATGCAACAAGTTTTGCTGTATATGAAAGATAGTAATATGTATTGTATGGTTTCTTTTGCTGACAAAAATGGCAAATCACATGGTGACCACCCACAAATATTAGAGATACAAGGTATCACTTGGTTTGAAACCGAGGACCTTGCATTTAAATATTATATGTTTTTAAAACCTGAATTGAGAGATAATGACCATGTTTTTCCTATGTTAGAGGAAAACTTATCTTGGCATTTTGATATCAATTCAGATTATATAAAAGACATGAAATATAATAAAACAAGATTAATCAGTAATGCACCTGAATCAGGTGTAACTGTTTATAACTAAATAATAACGAAAGGCTACATTTTGAAATTAAATAGATACGAAAAAAAGATACTAAAAGGAATTATAGATAACCGTAAAGGTATCTATGAAACACCTAAACGAATTAGGGCTCAATATAAACCTTGTAAAGAGTGGGATGCTGCTCTTTCTTTGTTTATGAAAAAACTCATTTATGCTGAAGGCACAAGTGAGATAGGATCGGGCGGTATGTTCGAAGGTCCTGCTACACCTGAACCAATGTTTAGATGGTTCACTTGTAGATTACATAAACCCTATGCAACAAAAAGGGAGTTAAAAAAGTTAATATGAAATACTTTACAACAATCTTAACAATTTTAGGTATATACTTATTTGTATATGCCTGTTCAGAGAAACCATGCACAGACGATGGCTGTCCTGGTTATAATAAACTAACAATACCAGAACCTTTAGAAGATATTAGAGGTAAACTTGATATAGAAGAATGGATTGAAAATCCTGCTATTAAAACTGTAAGTTATCAACCAATTAATTTAGAGTACGGTGTTCATAAGGTAATTGAAAAAACACATAGACTACCTCAGATTGACACATCATCAAAAGATAATTTTGTACAATCATTGAATGGTTGTATTAACTATCTTTATCAGAATATAGAACCTGAGTATCAAATACCTAACGAATTAATTATTGCTCAAGCAGTTATAGAAACTGGTTGGGGTACTTCTAGATTTGCAAATGAAGGTAATAATCTGTTTGGTATTAGAACATGGAATAAAGAAGTGCCATATTTACTACCCATACCTTGGACTAAGTGGCCTGGGTGGGGTGTAAAAATGTATAGTAGTAAATGTGAAAGTGTTGTTGACTATTTACATATATTAAACAATGTTCACGCCTTTGAAGAACTAAGAATAGCAAGAGCAAACGGTGTCAATGACGCATTAGAATTGGCAAACTATCTAGACAAATATGCTAGTAAACCTACATATGTTGAACTAGTGAAAGAAATAATACAATATAATATAAGAGGTGTTTATGAACTATAATATGGAACTATTTTGGCGAAGAGCTGCAAACTTATGGAAGGCACATCAAGCTGCTCAAGATCCAGACTTCAAAAGAATATGGATGGATAAACTACAATCTCTTATGCAGGGAATCAAAGGGGTTGACAAAAGAGAATTAAACTGATATAATACTAACATGAATATATTTTATTTACATAATGATACAAAGGTGTGTGCTGAACTTCATGTTGATAAGCATGTGGTTAAAATGATTGTAGAATATGCTCAATTATTATCTACAGCGAAACGAATGATTGACGGCATTAAATACGAAGCAAAATCTAAAACAGGCAGACGAGTACAAAGATACCGATTAGAAAATCCAAATGAAGAAGCAACAATTTACAAAGCAGTACATTATCACCACCCTAGTGCTGTGTGGGCTCGTTCTTCTTCTCAGCACTACAACTGGCTGTACTCGTTGTTCACCGAGCTTGGTAGGGAATATACACACCGATATAACAAAAAACACAGTACGATTGAACTGCTTGAAAACATTTTAAAATATCCACCAGTTAATTTAAAAGACAATGGTTGGCAAGAACCACCACCTGCTATGTCTCATTTTCCACAATGCATAGTGAAAGGCGATTCTATACAATCATACAAAAACTATTACATAGAAGCAAAAGCATATTTTGCTAAATGGACTAACAGAGAAATACCACAATGGTTTAGTGAAGGAGTACAATGAGAGAATTTATAGTAAACGGTTGGGAAGGCGTGATGAATATGAATAGAAATCCATTACGACATATTCCTGATATGCAGGTAAGACATTTGATATTACAAATACTAGCATGGATGTGGTGTATAACCTTTTCATTATTCTTTTCGTCATGGTATGTTTTTGGTATAACGGTTGTAGGTCACTTTGTTTTAATACTTGCAATTGTTGTTACCGTAATTACTTTTACAGCAAGTGAAAGAACTTATAGATTTAAAGAAGGCTATCATTCACATGGCAGAGCAAGAGATTATGTTATGTATAGAGATAATAATGGTAATCCATATAAAGTAAAATTACCTAACAATGACCCTGGTGGCGAACACGAATGAAAGTTTATAAATTCATAGACGCAATTAAAAGTATTACGGAAGAACGCAGGAAGAAACGAAAAGCAAAACACGAAGCAAAACGAAAAGGTAAAGTTGACCATAGAACTGGTAAAAAAGGCAAGACAAAATGATAGGATTATTTTTTCTAGGTATACCTGTTACAATTATAGCACTATATATTTTGATAAAAGTTAGAGAGCATGATAGAGTTTGATTATAATTTAGATTACAAAAATTTATTATTTACACCAAATGATACAAGATATCGTATAGGTCGTGGTGAGCAAGGTGTGTTGTTAATAAGACCATATACGAATGATATATGTCAGTATTGGCGATTTAAGACACCGTATGACGCTGCTATGTCGGCTATGAGAATACTTCATCTATATCATCAATACAAAGACCAAGAAGATTTTGTAGGTATGGATATGGCAAGAAAGTTTTTAGAAATGGGTTTCACTAGAGCAAGAAGATATGCAAATCATAAGAGTGGTAAAAAGTATGATGATAGTGGTAAGATAAGA